GCACGTCTGCGGAGACCGGCGAGCGCAAGACCAAGGAGGCGAGTTCGGGCAAATGGAAAGAACAATATGTGAAGTCGTTCTCGGAGCAGATTACTGCTGACGGCGTAGTGCTGACCAACGGCTCAGACGAAGTGCCGACCTACGACCAGCTGAAGGCAGCCATGCTGAAAGGCGAGCCCATCGACGCAGCCTACAACCTGCGCGACGGCGACAAGCGCACGGGCAAGACCGCCGGCGGCTATAGCGGCAAGTTTATCATCACGAGCCTTGAGCTTGACGCCCAGGCAGGCGACGATGCCAAGTACAGTATCACGCTGCAGAACAGTGGTCCCGTGACGGCTCAGGGCAGCGGCCTGACGGAAGCGACATCAGCAGGAACGGGTTCTTAACATCAACGCATGAACTATGGAAACGAAGAAACTTTTGAAGCTGACAATAGGCGGAAAGGCATATCCGTGCCGTGTGACTATGGGCGCCATGACACGCTTCAAGCATGAGTGCGGCAAGGACGTGAGCAAGATGGACCAGGGCGACATCGGCGAGCTTGTGCTGTTCATCTACTGCTGCGTGAAGAGTGCGTGCAACGCTGACGGCGTGGCCTTTGACATGGACTTTGAGACCTTTGCCGACCATCTGGAGCCAGACAGCGTGAATGCCTTCTACGCATCGTCGGGCGAGAGCGGCGAAAAAAAAACATCAGCGCCAGCTCTTCCGAAGCAAGCATAGAAGAACTTGCGGGCATAGGTATGGGGTGCATCGGGATGAGCCGTGACGACTTTGAACGCTGCACCCCGTCTGAGTTTTACGCCGTGTGGCATCAGTGGCACGCGCAGCAGGAGCGTATGGAGCGCGGCTCATGGGAGCGGACGCGTACACTTGCCCTTGTTTATGTGCAGCCCTATAGCAAGCATGCCCTGAGCGCCCACGAGCTGTTGCCTCTGCCCTGGGACGAGGAAAGCAAGGACGAGCGCACGGCGAAGCCCGACAGTGCAGAGACGGCCCGACGCTATGCCGCTGCCAAGCTGCGCAACGGATTGAAATAAGCAACACAAAAGAATATGTCGAATACAGTAGAATTCCATATCAAGATAAAGGGTGAGGGCAGCAATGTGCTTCACGACCTGACGGTAGAGGCTACGGGGCTTGACGACATCATCGCCCAAGTGGGCGAGAATGCCAGCCGGACGGGCGAGCACCTGAAGGTCATGGCCGCCAAGAGCATGGTGTTTGACGGCATCATCAGTTCGCTGACCACGCTGAAAGGTATCGTTGGCGACATCGTGGCCCCGTTTGACAGCTTCGAGAAGTCGATGCGTGCCGTGAACACCATGGGCGGCAAGGGCGAGGCCGACTTTGAGGGTCTGACCGACAAAGTGAAGGAGCTGAGCGCGAACATTCCTCTGGCGCGTGAGGAACTGGCCAATGGCCTTTATCAGACCATCTCCAACGGCGTGCCGGAAGAGAACTGGATGAGTTTCCTGGAGCAGTCGAGCAAGTCGGCAGTAGGCGGTTTGGCAGACCTCGGGCAGACGGTGACGGTGACCTCGACGCTGATCAAGAACTACGGTCTGAGCTGGGACCAGGCCGGTGCCATCCAAGACAAGATACAGATGACGGCGAAGAACGGCGTGACGAGCTTCGAGCAGCTTGGGCAGGCGTTGCCCATGGTGAGCGGCAGCGCGTCACAACTTGGCGTATCGATGGACGAGCTGATGGCCGTGTTTGCCACGACGACCGGTTACCCCCTTATGAAACATGAAGCCGCTGCACAGCAGCGGCCTACGGAACATGAAGCCGCTGCACAGCAGCGGCCTACGGAACTTTTCAATCATAGACCCTCAAATCAATTCAGTTATGCATAAAAGACGCTTACGACAGGAGCTTAACATTGACATTTACCGTGTCAGTTACAGTATAGAGACAGTTAACATAGACACTTATGCACCCCCTGGTGTTTTAACGATAGACTATGATACGGCTCTTTCTATCCTATATGCCGGTCTTGACAGCCACCACGGCCAATCTTTTGAGGATTTTGTAAGTAGTTGCAGACTTGGCACCGTTTATGGTCTTCACAGTTTTGGCCAATATACGCTTGGCGAAGCTGTAAGCATGGTTAGAGCAAGGGTACGCGATTACCGCCTTCATCCCTCTAAATACCTTCGAAGATGAAAGAAATAATATATAACTTGAAGGTGACGGATTCGGGAAGCCTTAAACGTATCACCTCAGATGCCGTTTCGGCCAAGCGTGTTTTGTCTGATCTTGCATCAACGGCTCAAAAGTCTTGCGAATCCCTTTCTGGATTTCCCGTCACGTCCTCTTATTCATCACTTACAAATGTATCCTCCGGACTCCGCAGCTATTATGACTGGGTGACTCGTGAAGGCTTCAGCGACTCATCCTCTCTGGGTACAGAACATGAGATGTCTTACTCAGATATCAAAAACCTGATAGACACGTTATCGTTTGTGATCAGGAACCGCAATGACGATCTTCTTCGTGGCAAAGACAGTTCTGGACACCTAATCGTTGATGAGCAGCGCTACATGTCCGATAATGACGGTCACCTTCCTTCGACGTTGCGTCCCTCTGCCCTTGAGGATCTAATTTCCACTCTGAAGAAGTTAGAGGAACGCCGCAACCAGCTTGGCGCTCTTGAAGGCGTAGAGACAGAGCGAACGCACATTCAGACCCTTATCGACCAGCGCCGCAAATATTTCGAGAAGATTTCTGAGACTTCTTCCGAGCCTTCTGTGACTTCCGATATGAGTATGGAAGATCTTGAAAGATCCTTGAAATGGTTTAAGAATGCCGTTAAAACGACGACGGGTGCCGCCTTTGACTATTACAACCAGAAGCTGTCATCCACAGTGTCTCTTCTGAAGGGTTATCAACATCTGATGAAATTGCCGGAGATGGAGCAGGAGACTGGCCGTTTGGGCGGATTGGGCAAAGCCGAGCTGAAGGTGGAGCTGAAGGCCATCGGCATGGACGGTCTGCGCAAACGCATCAAGGAGCTGCAGAACATGCTCTCCGATACAAAGAACCCGATGAGCGCGAGCCAGCGCAAGGAGATGACGAAACTTGTGGCCAGCTATGAGGACTACGAGAAGATCTTGCGGAAGAGCGACGTGACGGTGGAGAAGTCGTGGAGCAGCATCAAGGGCATCGGCGGCGGCATCAGCTCACTGACCGAGACCTTGCAGGAGAACCGCGGCGCGTGGGCCACCATCACCGGCGTGGTGGACTCGGCGATACAGATATACCAGGGCGTCAGGACGGTAATAAGCATTGTGGAAGCCCTGACGGGCGCAACAGAGACGAACACGTCAGCCACCATAGCCCAGGGCGCGGCCAAGACCGTGGAAGCAACCATCGACACGACGGCTACGGGCGTGGAGGTGACCAACAGCGCGGCAAGAGCTGCAGCCTCTACCATTGAGACCACGGCTGATGTTGCCGGAGCTGCTGCCAAGACCATGAAAGCCCATGCCAGCATACCATGGGTCGGCATAGCGATAGGTGCCGGTATGGTGGCAACGCTTGTCGGCATCATGGAGTCTCTTCCTAAATTTGCTGACGGTGGCATTGCTTACGGTCCAACATTGGGTATTTTTGGCGAGTATGCCGGCGCAAAGTCGAACCCTGAGGTCGTGGCCCCACTGGACAAGCTGAAGTCGCTGATAGGCGACAGCGGCGCGGTGGCCGGCGTGCGGATGAAGGGGAGAGTAAGAGGGCGTGACATCGTGATGGCCATTGCCAACGAGACGCGCATCAACCGCAAGCGAACGAACATAAAACTATAGAGGATGTACATACACGGACAATTCTACAACGAGCTGAACGACCGCATCGAAGTGCTGATACTGACACACGGCGACCGCGGCGAGGAACTGGAGATAGGCGACGGTAAGAGCGGCCTGTACTTCAGCGATGACCCCGTGGAGACAACGAGCGAGGTGAACGACACGTTTGACCACCTGCTGTGCGAGCAGGCCACGGTGCGTTTGCTGACGCGGAACTTCGTGCAGGACTTCTTCTGCTCGTCGTGCAAGGACGCAGTGGTGAACATCTACCGCGAGGGCGTTTGCCTCTTTGCAGGATATGTGGAGCCTCAGACCTACTCGCAGGACTACAACGAGGAGCTGGACGAGATAGAGCTGAGCTGCATAGACGCTCTGACGGCCCTGCAATATGCGAAATACCGCAATGTGGGCTCGTTGGGCGTGCTCTACAGCGTGGTGAAGGGACAGGCCTCACAGCGCACCTTCCTGAGCCTGATGAAAGAGATGTTAGGGGGCGTGGCCGCGAGCCTGGACATCAAGGGCGGACAGACGACTCACTACTGGTATGACGGGAGCAAGGCCGTGGACGCACAGAGCGCCAATCGCCACGCCATCTTCGGCCAACTGACCATCAACGAGCTGCTGTTTCTTGGCGACGAGGAGGACGACGTGTGGCAGCAGGACAACGTACTGGAGGAGCTGCTGAAGTATCTGAACCTGCATATCATGCAGGACGGACTGGACTTCTACATCTTCTCGTGGGAGACGGTGAAGGGCGAGAAGGACATCTACTGGCGCGACCTGCTGACGGGCGGACGTCTGACGACGGCGCGCAGCACGACGGACATCACGACACAGAACGTGGTGGGCACGGAGACAAGCATCAGCGTGGGCGAGATATACAGCCAACTGCTGCTGACATGTGACGTGAAGAGCGTAGAGAGCGTGATCAAGAGCCCACTGGACAACGACCTCGTTTCCAGTCCGTTCTCGAACAAACAGAAATATCTGACGGAATACAGCAGCGACGGCGAGGGCAATAAGGCCATCGAAGCCTTTGACGCGATGACGCACGGGCGTGAGACCGACTTTGACGGCGGGCGTATCACGGACTGGTACATGCAGGTGATGGACAATGCGGAATGGACCTTTCCCGACAAGGGCAAGGGCAGCCTGATGGCCACCTACGGCGAGGGCAACACGAACCAGGAGCGTCTGCCCAACGTGCTGGCCCAACAGCCGGGCGCGGCCATCATCGCCTTTGGCAAGGTGGAGCGTAAGACCGACGGCAAAGACAACTCGCCCGTGTCGAAGGTGGAGATGACGAACTGCCTCTTCATCAGCGTGAACGGCAACGGCGAGGATAAGGACGAGAGCAAGGCCTACCCCAACGAGACCACACTGAAAGCCTCCATCCCCTTGGCGGAATACAACGGCAACACGACGGGCGGCGTGTTCTCGCCCAACGACGATGATACGACCAACTACATCGTGCTGAGCGGGAGCATCGCGCTGAACCCCGTGATGGCCCTGACGGACACCTACAAGGCTATATACAAATATACGCCGTCGGCAGGCGGCTCTGGCGGCGGCATCCGTCAATGGTGGCACCGCACTGTGCCGAGCCGCGACAATGGCGACGGCCGTTACTACACCCAGAAGTGGTGGAAGGCATCGACGCCAGGCACGGAACCGGAGTGGGACGCGGAGCGAACAAATGGGCTTGTGCCACTAACGGAGAAAGGCCCGGAGGAGTATGAGTTCAAGTACAGCG